AGAGTCTCGGTCAACTCCTCCTCTTTGAAAAGTCTACCGCAGAACTTCTGAACGAAATCGGATCCCATAGTGATAAGTTTTCCCAGGAGCTCCTTATGTTGCGCTTCGTCCGCGGGGATCTGGAGGTATACTTTTAGCTCTGTATCCGTAATGAGATCTGCCATTACTTGTTACTCCTCTGGCGCCGGAGCTTGTTCTGAATTTGGTCCTTCTTCCGCCCCTTCGGCCCCGGTCCCTTTTTCCGGCCCTGCGGTCTCCGTGGCATCGCTTTTTTCCTCCCCTCCTGGAGGTATGGTGTCTCCCGGAGGATCCGTCTCTTTGGATCCCTCCGAGAAGTTTTCCGGAAAAGTCTCCAGTAGATATTTGCCCTTTTCCTCTGGGACTTCCGCCTCTTCACCGTCTACGAAATGGATCTTCCCCTTGCCGTGATACTCTTGGAGTGGTCCACTCTTTTTGAATTTGAGCAACATCTTAGGTCCTCTTTCCTTTCTGAAGATGGATCCGGATATCCCTTACATGTATTGTTCCGGATCCGCTTCCGTTACTTGTATCCGTGGCCAGCGTTACAGGTTTTGGTCGATATCCTCCGATACAGGTATGAACGTCGCCGGCAGGAGGATCTACAGGGAGGGGAATTGATCCCCTCCCTGCTTAGGAGCCAGATCCCCTCTAAGGCGCGTCGCTTGCCGTGACCCACCAGACCCAAAGCTGTTCGTTCGTACCGTTTGTGTCGGTGCTGCTGCACTGGACCGTATCGTCCGCCGTGATGGTGCACTCGTCCGTCAGATTGGCCTTCGGTATCTTGCCGGCTGAAGCGTCCAGACCTGGCATGTGATACGCGGCAACGATATGGTCACCCACTTTGATTCCGGTAATGGTAATGTCATTCCCCGCCGCCGCTCCGTCTCCAATTCCGGATGTTACCCGCGTTATGTTTACCGGGTTCATAATTGTGTTACCCATGCTTCCTCCTCGTTACATGTTTGCGTCTCGAGTTCGCAACCTCTAAATCCGGATCCTGGATTTAGACGTTGTAGTTTATGGCGACATCCTTCTCCGCGGCTGCAAACTTCTTCTCGAAGTCCATCCGCTGAGTGACCACCGTTACCTCCTGGTCCGTCTCGATGTTCGCAGCGGATTTGACCGTCGGCATCCTCCGGTCACCGATCAGATAAGCATCCTTGCGGACCAGGATGGTTAGGGTCTTGGTGGTGGTGACTCCATCGTAGACTCCGGAGGCGTTCAGATCCTCCCGGACCTTCTCCGAGATCTCGATAGGAATTCCGTCGATGGCTGACAGATACCCCTTAAGCCAGGTCGCCTTCTCCCCGAACTTGTCCACCGTTGCGACCTCCGAAAAGCTCAAGGTTGTCATGTACGCCCCGATGCTCATAACGTGACAGAGCTTCGAGGGATCCACTCCGTATTTGCCCATCAGAGCTCGGACTGCCCGGAGGTCTGCTATATCGTAAGTGGTCACGTCCCTAAAGCTCGCGGCAGGACATAGCTTGCGCAGACCGGCGAACGCCTTTCTCCGGTCCTTTGCATTGGTCACGTCGGAGTCCTGGTGCGTCGAACTCCTATCCCCGTTAATGATGCAGTCCTCTTGTCCGTCGGCCAGACCGTCCACGATCTCCTTTTTGATTAACGGCAGAACGGCCACGATCGAATCCTCCGTTAGCTCCGAGGAAACCAACAGACGGCCTCCGAGCTTACGAGCGGTGAACGTCACGTCCGCGGTTGGGATGTCGCTTGTCGGGATCTTCTCGTCCACGTCGGCAGTCGCTTCCGATAGGTAATAGACGGTGAATCCTCCCGTCTTTACCGGAAACTTGAAAACCGGTGTGGGCATCCAGAACCTACGGAAGAGAGCAGCCACCCGCAACTCCAAGCTTATCTGATCGATCAGATCCGCCGAGAGTTCTGTCGGGATCCACTCCAGACCTTCCGTGGCCGTTGCGGTGTCCATCGCCTTCCGGAAGTCCTCTGATACCTCCATGTAACGGTCGAACATGGCCAGGCTCTTCATGCCTTGATAGTTCTCGCCATGCCGCTTCATTAGCATGTGGGTAATCAGAAGATCGTCGGCTGCTTCCTGGACGTTCTTCGCTGCCGGGTCCTTGGTGGTGATTCCCAGGAGGGCCGCAAACTTCTCCACCGGCTTCCTCTTGAGATAGAGAAGGGGATGCTGGAGAGCCGGTGTGTTGACGTATGGATCCTTGTCCGCGAAGCTTTGAAACTCCAGCCGTCGCGTTTCCCTGTTGACACTCTTGACGTGCTCCAGGAGCTCGTCTTTCGTGTTGGCCTTGTACTGTTCCCAATCCGCCTCTGACGGACCGTCCTTCAGTTGCTCCAGTCGGGGCTTCACTTCACCCAGAAACTTTAGCCCATCATCGACGGACCGTTTCCAGGCTGCGTCGGCTACGAATTTCTCATCGTCTTTCGGTGGCATACCTTTAACCTCCACTTTGGTAGTTTTGGATTTGCCTTCTTTGGAGGGATTGTCTCCTCCATCTGTTTTTGTTTTCTTCTCGGGCTCTCTCCTCCTTTCTCCAAAGAGCTTTATCTGATTGAATGGTGCAGGGATCACTATACTTTTGCTTTTGGCCTGTTCAAAGAGCGCGAAGGAATTTGCCGGTATGGTAACGACTGAAGTCTCCAGAAGCTCCACGTTGCTTATAACTCTTACCTCCCCGTGCATGGTCCAATCCTGGTCGCCGTTGGGGAAATCGTAACTGTAGCTGAAAGCCTTTAGGATCCCCTCCTCGATCAACGTCCAGATCATTTCCGCCGTCTCCGAAATAAAGATCTTACCCCATAGTCCCTTCTCCTGGATCTCCAATGCCAGGACCTTTCCGATGGCGTGATACCAATCATGCATGTAGCAGACTATCGGGTTTCGCATGTATGGATCGATCGCTTTGGCAAAAGCTGTCGGGACCACTATATCTTTGTAACAGTCCAGATCGTCCGTCGAAATGAATCCTTCGATGGTCCGAGTCGCAAAATCTATACTTTTGAACTCCACCGGTGCGCTCCGCTGCGGGACCACCCGACCATCTATTGGTCCGTCCCAGATCGCTTTTGGGGTGAAATCATGATCCCGCGCCCACTCCTTCGCGGAATCCATGGTCCAGCCCTTCGACTTGTCAAACATCAGCTTGTATACCTTCATCGTATCCTCTCCAGTATACTTCCCCTGGACGGATGCGATTCCCTTCTCCTCGGAGAGCCAGACGTGTTTAAATGTGTCCGGATCGAATTTGTCTTTATCGTCAACCGGTATGTGGATCCAGTCCTCCGTTTCCTCCGGTTTGAATTCCACCTTTCCCAATACCGAACGGAGGTCCAATCCATCCCGAAAACGTGGGACTTGAATTCTGTTGGCCATGACTACTCTCCTTCTCTATTCTTTAAGTTTCGACGCTACATGTGCACACCGGCAGTTTATGACTTCCTCCGGAAAGCCTTCCTGGGAGTCTCCAGGGAACATCAGCAAAGCTCCTCCGACCTCAAAGGGCTCCAGTAAGGGTTTGGTCTGTCCGTGTGCCTCAGCGTGTGTATCCCTCACTCGATCGTCCATAGTAGAAATCCACTTTTTCTCCAGCACCACCCCGGATTCCACCATCCCCTTCCACACCCCAAAGTTATGATGTCCGATAACCTCTGTCCTGGCTATCCGGTCCGATCGATAATCTCTGGTCTGGTCCAGGTGGTCCGCTATCTGCTGGGAGATCTCCTGGATCGTATACTCTTGCTTTAGGGCCTCCGTTATGATGCTGGCCAACTGCCTTCTGGTGGTTTCGTTTACCGATCGTACAAACCTTTGGATCTTGGTCCGGAGCCAAAGTTCCGCGGCTTCGTCCATTATGAAGTTGGCTCCGATCCCCAGAGATATAAGAGTATCCTTTCCGACTCTTTGGATCATGTCCAAAAGATACTGTCTGGTCGCATCCGTAAATAATTCATTCTCCTGCAGGAGAGCGAAGATCCTCTCCAGTTCGTGCTCACCTACTTTGAACTGAGATCCCCGCTTCATTTTCTTTTTGTATTTCCGTTTGATCGTCGCCAGCCAATCCTCGCCCTCACTCTCGACCTTCCGGAGAACCCTATCCTTTTGCTGCGACATAAAGGCAACGATCAAAGGCTTTAGCCCTTGTTCTTCTTGAGTCAGTTCTTTGTCGAACATCAGCCAGATGGCTTTCTCTTCCTCAGTCGGATCAAAACCCGGAGGATCCCCCGCCTCCTTAGTTTTGCCTGGTGCTCGATTGTCTATCAAACTCAAGGATCCTATTCCTGCAGGCAGGGAAAGTGTCGGCTTCGGTTGTGGCTCATTTCCCCACTCTACCGGAGGTTTGTTGTAATAGTCGTGTCGCACTTCGTTTATTGTGAAGATCCCTCGATCCACCAGACCCCCGAGCGTTTCCGCAACTTCTTTTTCATCCGCCTGGAGTTCTTGGATCTCGGAGGTATCGAATTCGCAAAAAGCTCCCTTCTCCATAAAGGGAATGAATCTCTCGTTAAGTTTGTCCGCACACTTGCGGAGTAGAGGCAGAATCGTATTCACCCAGAACACTTTCATCTGCTCCCTGGAGTTAGCATAGTTCGCATATCGAAAGATTCCAACCACTGCCGGAGGGACTCTGAAAATCGCGCAGACCTCTTCCCTGTTCATATTCATCAACTGGAGGAATTCAAGATCTTTGGGCTTCAGGATTGTATCTTTGTACTTTAGCCCTCCCTCCAGGACAACTAATCTGTGCCAGTTGGCCACCCCCTTATGAGCAAGATCCCAATCCTTCTTTAGGCGTCGAATTACCTTTTTGTCCATTTCCTGATCGCTCTCTAAGAGAGCTCCTGGCCGGTGTGTATTTTTGAAAAGCTCTTTATTGGATCTTCTGGCGAACCAATCCGTTGTAAGGGTGGTCCTGGCTACCTTCATCGGAGAGAGTCCGTAGTAATCATCCTCCGCGTGAAAGTTTTTGAAGTGGATCACGTCCTCCGGAATGAATCCAATCCTCCTACCGTTCCGCTCATAGAGGTATCCTCCTATAAATTCCTTCTTGTCCGGAACGATCTTTATCCGGTATGGATGCACCGGAAAAATCTCCGTAGGATTCTCCCCGCCCTCCAGGATCCAGTAAGCGTTTCCGTCGATCTGGAGAAATGCCGCGGTCGATTCGATCAGATCCCTATAACTCATAAAGGGATTCACTTCCGAGAATAGATCTACCAGCCGGCCAGAGGTTATTTCCTTGCGCTCTCCTCCAGACTCCCGATAGAACCTCAACGGGACTGACGCAGCGGTTTCCGCTATGGTCCGGATGCAGACGAAAGCCCAGACTGCCAGAGAATAGCTCTTTGCATATTTCTCCGCGTCCACGTCTCCCCGGTGTCCATGATCTTCTTCCCAATCCTCCGCGTAATGCTCAAACAACCTCCTGCTCTTAAGCTGGCTGAACACATACTCCCAGATCCGATCTTTGACAGATTCGAACATCAGATTAACCTCACTCTCGGCGTAGGCAATCTCCCTTTGATTCTTATCGCCAGATCCGCGTAAACGAATCCATGAAAATAATGATCCTGTTTCGTGCCTTCATCCCAAACATACCTCTTTCCTGTCGGATCCATGATTCTTACCGGAGCCTGAAGCTGTCTATAGAGCTCCCCTCCATCCAATGTCGAAGCGTTCCCAGGCAGTAAGATTTCCTGTCCCAAGAATCCGCTTACCGTAGAATCGATCGCCTGTGTCCGGTCCACCTGAATGATTCGTTCCTCCTCCTTGACAACCGGCTCCTCCAGCAGCACATCCTTAGAATACTCACAGAGCCACACCTTGCATTTACCTTTCATCCGGTTTACGAATCGTCGGGCCTCCGATGTCTCGGGCCTGGCATCCACGACCGCCGTCCCAACTTTGAACTGCTTTACTTTATCGTCCAACTCTGTTAGGCTCCGGACCGTTCCAATCCAAATCGGTTTTCGGATTCCGCCTCTCTTTAGTTCTTCTATCACCACGTAATTAACTTTGCCAACGTCCACGCCCATGAACGTATTTTTGCCAGTCGATTTGAGTCCGTAATTTCCGCCGGCCTTGACGCATAGATCCAGGATCGCTTGGGTCAACTGCCGGCCTTTGGCTGAGTAGGGAAGTCCGAGAATAGAATTATGAAACCGCTGGAGTTTGCTTTCGTTCTTCAGGGCCTCCAGGTAGGTCAACCAGATCTTGCCTATTGTGCTTTGAGGATTTATGAGTCTGGAGAGAGTGTATCCGGATATGTCCGCCTGCTGGTCCTCCGGAATCCATTCCGCCTTTCCCAGACGATTGAGGATCCCCCCGCACTTCCGGCAAAAGACCTTTGCATCCTCCGGAGATCTCTTTTCCCATTTTGTGTCCAGAAGCTCCCACTCCTCGTCTGCTGTCTGGCGAACAATGTTATCGAAAAAAGAGAGTTCCTGGTGGGTCCTGCAGGATCCGCAGCGGAATGTCCATCGCTTCCGGTCCGATTGTGAAAAAGTCGCGTCGATTCCCCGGTCCGGATATGTTGGGACTCCGACCTCTCGGCTGTATTTATAATTCGATTCCATCAGCCGGTCCGGAGCCAGGGCCAGGTTGTCCTCGTTACACTCGTTCCTTTCGTCGATCGCTATAACGTCCGCGGGATAGGATAAAAAGGACTTGCGGGAATTGGATCCAACAAAGAGAATAGTCCCGGTCGCTCCCCAGGTTTTCAATCCCCTGTTATCTATGGGATCGATCCCCTCCATTCCGTCTGTCTCAGTAATGCGCTCTTGATATTCCGGACAGTCCGCAATGGCTCGATCTACTCTGTCGGCCACAACTGAATTTCGGAGATCTATAGTCGGTAAGACGTAGAAGTAACGCAGTCCCTCGATGGCAAAACGGAAAGCGTCAACGATCAGCCATGTAGTGATTCCGCACTGCGTAGGTTTCCTAACGGCGATGTCCGGACTCTCGTCTCTGTAGAGATCCACCAGATACGGAAATCGATCGAAGTCCAGAGACTTACGTCTTTCCGTTTGGTGAACCGAAGCGAGAGCCCATCTTGGATGTGCCCGGAGATCCGAGACGGCTTCGCAGCATCGAAGTAAGTAACTTAAGCTCGGCGTCGGGCAACGATCCAACAGTTTTGTAAAAATCTCTTTCGAGTCGGTCCTGACCTCCATCAGAACTTTCCCCCTCGCTGGAGGTTTTCTCTCCGAGCCCCAGAGCTTTTAAGATCGCGCTGGCTGCTCGTAGAACCGTTTCTCCACTCTGCCTGAATTCATAGGTCTTGGGATCGTTCTCCGTGGCTGTAAGTAGAACCATCGTCTCCGCTGCCCGTCTCGCGTTTCTCCCAAGAACTATCTCGGCATCCCTTACTCCTTTCGCTATACAGGTTTCTTCCGCTTCCCTAAAATCTTTCCTCTTCTGCCATTTGTATAAGGTCCGTTCACGTACCTTGAGTTTTTCGGCTATCTGCTCGTATGTTAAGTTGCTATCCCACTTCAGAGTTAGGAATTCGAAATGTTTCTTGGTTAGTCCCATTTGCCTGAACAAACCTGAACGGAGAAGATCCGGCTATACAGGTAACCGTAGCCGGCTGCAAACTTGTATTCTCACACTTCCAGGCCAACTTGTTCCTCCGGAAATGGAGTCACGTCGTAAAGGGTTCTGTCTGTCTCTTCTGGTCGAAGGTCTATCTTTCCCTCTTTGATTATACGAAGCTGTAGGTCCTCTTTGATATAAAATTGCGATCCATGTTTCCGGAGTGTTAAGATAACCTCCCGGAAGTCCTTCGCCCGTTGGTTTCCCTGGCTAAAGTAATTTAGGACCCCGATCATGTAGTGGTCTACGAAATGATGGGTCCGTTCTATCAGAGCCAAAACCTGATCCGTGCAGATCACCGGCTCCAGGCTTGCCCATGTTTTGACTCCCAACGAAGCTAAAGTTTTCAGGGTTTCAATTCGATCCTGGGGTACGGCTGCTCCAGGTTCAAATTTCTTGGACTCTGCCTCGTTATCAAAGGTCAACGTAGCCCCTACTTTAATGTGATCCCCAAAAGCCCTTATCGTATGTCGGTTCCTTAAAGTTCTGTGTCCGCCTTTTGTCAATAAAGCTATTGGGATCCGTTGGTCCAGAAGAATCCCGAGCACCTTTGGAGTTATGTCGAAACGGTCCTCTGCCTGGCAGTATGGATCTCCGGCGAAGGATATAAGGACCTGATCCTTTGATCCTCTTATTCGCCGTGCGTCCTTCTCTGCTTTGACCAGGATGTCGTCTTTAGGTTTGACCGGTTTCTTATGCCAGTTCTGATCCCAATTGAGACAATAGCAGTATTGGCAGCCGTGGTCACATCCGGAGTAGATGTTTAGGGCCAAGGGTGAATACTCAAATGCTCTTCCCTTTGGTACATAGATCGTTCGCATGTCTGGATCCTTTCTGTTTCTTCCCCTATAATATATACGGACTTATACATGTATCCGGTGGTCCCTTGTTATACAGGTATGGCTCAGATCCTAAAGTGTACGTAATGCTTTTTTTGATAGGACCGATGCGTTACCTGTCTTACTCCTCTGGTTCCCAGGTATGACAAAAACTTTTCCCAACCTTTCCGATAAAACATCGTCGGGCATCTGCGAATCATGCTTCGCGGATAGCCCAAGATCTCCAGCATACCATAATGAATCGCTCCATACTGGCTTTGGATGTAAGTTACAAAGATGTGCATCTTGCCGGTTCTCTTTCCCACCCTGGCGAATAGGACCTCCAATTGCCGGAAGGGTACGCCGTAAGCGTCCAGGTCGATAACGTCGAATTTTGTTAGATCCAGCACTCGGAGCCACTTCACGTTATCCCCCTTTAGAGCAAGGGCCGATCCTCTGTCCTCTTTCTCTATAGATGTCACAACCAGACTTTTGTCCGTTTGCATTTGGACACTCTCCCAGATCCTCCCATCACCAGCGAAGCAATCCAGGACCCGGATCTTGCTTTTGTCCGGTAGGTGTTTGGTCCTTAGTCCGATCTTTTCTTCCGGATAGCTGTTGTCAGTTTGCACCCTGCTCAACCTCCACCCCTTCCTTATCTCCGATCTGTTTTAGGAGCTCCTGGACCGCTTGATAGATTTTCGGCGACATAGAGAATAGGACGTGTACCTTCTTGAAATCTCTGACTTCATCTGTGACCTCCGTCAATCTCCCTACCCCAAAACTTCTGACCGAAAGTCTTTGCACTTCTCCCATTTTGAAACCGGTTAGCGTGACCGCGGAGGGATCCTCGGTCGCTATCCGCTGCAATGCCGATAAAAGTTTCGGCTCGTTCCAATGTCCTTTGATTTTATTGAGTCCAAGAGCCACCTTCTGCTCTTTGCCTGGCTGAACATAGACCTCTACTCCGGGGATCTTTTTATTTCCTAATTCTGTCCAGGCGCGACACCGGTGTTTTCCCCCGATCACAAGTCCATCCTGATTGACTACGATCGGATCCACCATCCCAACGTCCGCCAGAAAATCCTTCAGAGTCCGGAATTCCTCCGCGGTCATTTCGTTGGGATCTTCCCTCAGATACTTTAGATCGGAGATTAAAAATTGGCGTAGTTTCATCTTCCCCTCGTCAGATGTAAGACGGCCCAGGCCGTTGCGATGCTTCTCAATAGATGGCGCTTACGCTCGCCTGAGAAGTATCCTGCCGGCCTGGGCCTCTGTTAAGTGTCTGTTTCACAGACCCATATAAATTAGGCTTCTCCACCTTGTCAAGAACTTTTTTCAATTTCTTCCTGCAGGAGTCCTTAAACCAAAAATCCTTTTGGGCAGAATCACCTTCTCCCCTCCGCTCCTGAAGTGATAGATCCATGCCTTAAGGACCCCTCCAGAATCTTCCAAGTTGGCTCCCATTAAACCGGTGGGATCCCGGTCCAGATGTACCAGATCCACCCTGGAGATCTCGAGCAGAGCCCTCATTCCTTTTTTGGTTACGACGATCAGCATTTAGGGATCTCCGGCATTGGATCCAGCCATCCTCCAGCTTTCTCCGTTCCGATTGTTCTCACATCCGCCGGTCGAATATACTTCCATCCCTGAAAGCCTCTCAGAGGAAAAGGTCTGATCCAGATCCAGCTTGCCACGTTCATAAGAACCCACCATCCCTCGGAGAATTCGTGATAGTAGTCTCGGAGAATTCCCCGCGTCAAATAGTCCGGTCCTTCCAGCTTTTCCTTAGAATGTAAAAAGAAATGCTGCGTTGGCCGCCCTCTTGTTTTCATCCAGATTATCTTTGGATCCAAATCCTTATATCTAACTGTCACCTTTCTCGGACCTTCCAAAACGAAAAAGCTCCTGGCGTAACCCCTTATGAATCCATCCATGACATAAAAGATACGTTCGCCGGTCCGGTGATGCTGTGGACGTGTGCGGAATTTTCTGAAGTAGTATCCTCCCTCCCTCTTAGCTCTCTCCGCCTCCTCCGCGGCTTCCTGGATCCTGTTCTTTGGAGTGGTCACCAGTAGATCCATCTTAATCCCCTTCAGGTTTGATCCCGTATCGCAGCTTCGAATTCTTCACAGAATACCCGATCCACCGTTCCAGGTGTTACGCCGAAGCTCTTTGCAAATCCCATGATCTCTGTCAAAGTCAACTCAAATGCTTCTAAGCGCATCGGCCAGTCCGGGATCATCCAGATCCGCCTATCGACGAAAGAATTCCAAGTCTGCCAGTCCGGGATCATCTGCGCTCGGGCGTTCATTCTTAACCGCCAGATCCGCCTATCGACGAAAGAATTCCAAGTCTGCTTTTTCATCATTCCCCTGGAGAATCTGGATTGATCGGTAATTCCGGTCCTCGTCTCTTCCGCTTGGGATTGTGATCCGGATCGTCGTGCGGGACCTCCACCGGAGTAATTCCGCGGAGCTTCAGCTTTTCGATCTCTTCCGCCGGCGTTTGGTCCGTTACGATCTTCTCTATCCGCACCGGTTTGTAAGCGTGAAAGATGCAGGGCTTCCAAGCGTAGCTCTCGACTTTTAGACCGTCCAGTATTTGGTCCGGCAGCTTTTCTTTGATCCCTTTGGGATGGACCAATAGGATCCAAGTCTCCCCCAGGATCAGTTTCTTTGGGACTGAGGATATGCGTTTCGATACACCTACCTTCTCCGCCTCCTCCTCAAAATCCTCCATGCTGGGATAGAAGTTTTCCCCGACCCACATTAAGCCGACCGTTCCGAGCTCATCACTGTAACAGATCGGGCAATGCACTCCGTGACAAGGAGCCAGGGCCGGCGTTCCCTTCTGCTCCATCGTCAGAGCTTTGCAGTTGCCTCCAAAGAATTCCTTTCCGTCCATCCAGCGAATTCCCAGGCTCGGCTTAATCCCATGACCACATGTCGGGCACTCTCCTACCGGATAGGGGAATCGGTCACATACGACCCGACCAGGACCGCCGACCAGGTATAATCCCCCGACTACCCGGAATCCACAACCGCGCTTTTCTTCTACCGACACTGCTTACCTCCCTTCGATCTTTTTGGTTTTCCCTTCTTCAGTCTGTTAGCTGTCCTTTTCCTGCGGCTTCTTTGAGTCTTTTTTCTACATCACGATTCCGCTGAAGGAAATCCTCCCACCATTTGTTTAGATCTTCGCTGGTGATTTGAAAGCTCTGTCCCTGCTTCAGCCCGGCTATCACATTCCATTTGAGGTCGTGATAAAACTGGACTTGTGGAGCCTCCTTTCCGAAAAAGTCTTTGACTATGCAGAGAGCCAAATTCGCCGGTCCGGTTCCTCCATATCCCCAATTGAATCCCTTTGCCCCTTCCTCCACCAGGTCCTCCAGAGGATCTATCTTTTCCCCTCTCAATACGTGGACTGGCTGGTCACCCATACCCTTATCGTTTGTCGGTTCACCCTTATAAATTACCTTTGACATTTTGATTCTCTCCTGTATTGACTTTAGGATCTGCTCCTCGATATTCTGGATGCTCATTGCTCCCCCTTTTTCTTTGGCCGGTCCCGTTTCATCGGATGTGTGCGGGACCGGCCAGGGCAAACTATGGATCCCTCTGTTCTTCCAGCGTACCGCCCTCCTACGGAGAGCCAAGAACAAAGGAATATGTGACAACCCGTTCCTCTATATCTACCTCCTCTCTTTTAGATGGTTCGTCTCTTCTTTTTTGCTCCACCCGCCCCCTTCCCCCTGCCTTCTGTTTTCTTCTTGGCCTTCTCCCGGCTCTCGTCCACCTTGCGGTCCATCTTCTCGATCCAGTCTTTGAATTCCTTGTCGCTTTGCTTAGAGTGTTTGTATAGACACTCCCGGCAGATCCAGTATCTCTTGTCTTTATCCCGGACGTTCGGCCTGATGGCCAGAAGCAACCGCCCTCCAAAAAAATGATGCTCCGGACCCCATTTCTTTTTGTCCGCTCCCCACCAGCCCTCACCCTGCAAACTGGAGTCTCCGGCTTTATCGCAATCACAACAGCGTATTGCAGATCGTCCCATACTTCTTACCTCCTTCCGGATCCCGTACCTGTATAGATCGTCCTGATCAGAACGATCTTTACAAGTTTCCTGCAGCTAACTCTACAGGTATAGGATCTCGCCAATTTAGGGTTATGTGAATGAAGTTCTTGTAAGGCATGATTCCGTTTCTTCCCCTCAGAATCCACCAGGTGTTACATGTTTTGATACGTGTATCGTGGGTCCTCCATTTGCTTCTATCGAGCTATCCATGATATACTATGCCATCCCAGGATTGTCCCCTTTTCTTTATCCTGTTCCGTTAGAACCCCGATTGCGAATCTCCCTCTTTTGAAAACATCTTCAGTCGATTCGATCTTTGCCAGAAGTTTATTTCCCTCTCGCCTTATCTCTATCACTCTTCCAATGGGTTTACTCAAATCGAACTGTCTACTTAGAAGAAAAGCTCCAATCCGATCAGTTGTCTCTTTGAATTTGCTCACCAGATCCTCCAGGACTTCCTCCGTAAATCTTAATCTCGGATGGATCTGTCCGTCTCTTTCCAAATCAAAAATCACAACCTCCATTTTCTGCATAGATGCTCCTCATGTTAGGATCTTCCTCAATCTCTCCAGCTTCTCTCCCCAGAGGTCCAGATGTGGTTTCCCTCTGTGCATGTGTATCTCTCCTGGCTCGAATTCAATCTTGAGTAATTCCTGTCCCTTCCGGATAGTGAAGGGCTTTCGCTTTGGATCCAGAGCCGGGACCCGATAGTTCCGGAGTGCTTTGTGTAGAATAAATTTCATCGCTCCGCCAGAATGATCTTATTCTTCAGAGCTCTGGGAATATACCAATATTTCTGAGGACAGCCGGGCCTCGCACATGCGTAAAGTATCTGCTCTACCTTTTGTAGCCGGGTCAACGTGGCCACCGCTACGGCTCTCGCTTGTTTGCATCCACAGATCGGGCACTTACTTGGATTGAATCTCGACCTTTTCCTTCCCATGTCTCCCTCTCTTTCAAATCTCCTGAAGGATTACCTCAACCTTCGGATCTCCTTGCTCGAATTCCACCGTTCCCCATTCTACGAATCTATCATCGAGCAAAAGGCGAACCGCTGCCCTGCGGGTTCTTGTGTCGAACAGTTGGTCCACAATGAGCTTGCCGGCTGACTGAATATAATTATCTCTGTCTGGAGGTCCGCGCCATCTGCCGAAGATTTTCAGATGCACCAGGACCCGGCTTTGAAAGTAGGCTGGATTCCTGGGAGCACGAAAGCTGGCTGATTGGATCCCCTCTTTGATACCATAAAAAAAGGTAGTCATAAATTCTCTCTTAATGGCTGTCCGAATCTTCCAGTTTCTTCCTCCGGTTAATTCGTGATATGATGGGAGACGAGCGGAGATCTCAAACTTAATTCGTCTTTCAGTCACAGATCCACCTTTACAAGTAATGCGCCCGGGTCACTTACAGGTTAAGCAGCACGAGCAGATTGTGGACCATATTTCGGACGTTTTCTCTTTTGCCCATCAGATAGAACGGAGGATCCTTTCCTTTGGTCCGGCTCCAGAGCTTTACCCTAACTACGTCCTCGACCAATCCCTCCGCTTTCTCCACTTCTATTCGCCGGACTGTAAAGCTCTTGTTACCAGGGAAAGCCTTAACCTGGTAATCTGGGATCTTGTGTTCTACTGGCATGGTTTCCCCTACTTTATCATTGGCAAAATAACCCTGTGCAACTCCGATCTCATTTGACGCGATTGCCTCCGGAATCTCAGCGTCCAGTCCTTCATCAGATCTTGGGCCTTCTGTGTCTCCGCTGGGGAGAATTTGAGATCCGGATTTTTCTCCATGATCCGGCACATCAAAACAAGACCGCCTTCCTCTTGCGTACACAGACTCTCCAGCTTTTTGCTCCAGGCTTCGATCAACTGCTGAATGTATGATCGGGCCGTCCTCTCTAAAGATTTCGATTTATTCATTTCCTCTTTGTCTCCCCGCTTGGTTCCGTCGGCTTTATCCGGAGTCTCACCTGGACCTCCACCACATCAAAAACCGTCGCCGATCCAAAGTCACTCCAGACGATTAAGCTTAGATCCCTTCCATTCTGATAGTCCCGTAGATTGGCTTTTCCCACCACCCCGTCAAATTTGATCTCCCCTTTTAGGTCCGATTTTCGAGTCTCCATAAAGTTCCGTTCTCCTCTTTGAATTTAGTCTCCAGATCGATCTCCCTCTCTCCGTTGTGCAGAACATTGATCTGTAGCTGAAAGTGACAATACCTCTGTGCCTCCAGATTCCCCTTCTTCGCTTCCTCAATTAACCGCCGGCGTTTCCGGATCCAGCTTGACGCTTTTCTCATACCCTCCCCTCTCCTTTACTTCGATCATTGATTCCGGCAACCGAACCACCGGTCGATTCAACAACTTCAGATTTTCCCATACTTGTCTCGGAAGGATAGCCTCTCCGAAATGGATCCCTTCTACCACAAGATCCACCAGGACAAACGCCGCTCCTGGGTATCCGACAAATCCACTAAAGGTTAACATCCTCTGCTCCTTCCCATTTTGAGCCCGGTCCCAGGTGGGCAGATCTGGGACCGGACCTGTCGCAAAGTTGAGGGAGTGTTGAGGGAGGATCAGAACGGTAAGTCTCCCTCACCGACCGTCTCACCGCTCTGCTTCGGATCCGAATCCCGGGGGTGATCGCTTGCTGAATCCGAATCCGTCTTTGCTTTTTGTTCTCTCTGATAATTGACCGCTCTCTCCAGTTGGCCAATCCATTTAAGAAGGGTCGCCTTGTCTGGATCTTCCTGCACGGCCTTACTTGCCGTCTCTCTTAAACCCCGATACTGCTCCGATGAGATCTCAGATGCTTCGACCAGATCTTTTATCCGTTGCTTTAGAGATCTCGTAACCTCCGTCTCCTCCGCTGGCTCCGTAGCTTCTTCGGGTTTCGTGGGCTCCTCTTTCGATCCGCCCGGCTGACCATCAAAAAACTCTGCGTTTACCGGAGGAGCTACCCGCTTTTGTGGCGGTGGATCCAGGATTTGATCGACTTCGTCCGCGGATCTGCCGGCCATGTCCAACACTCCGCTATCGACCGAACTTAAGCCGGCCAAGTGTTCCGGAGTGAAAAGCTCATGTCCCTGTTTGATAACGGTCTTAAGAAGCATGTGCTTCCGCATCCCTCCGCTCGACCCCTCTTTCCACATATCGCCCTGCTGCTCTACTTCTTTCGCGTCCACTTCCCAATAGAAGGGCTCCGTCTTTCCCTTCATGTAGATCTTAATCCAGGCTCCAGTTGGCTTTTTGGTTTTGTCGTTACCTGGATATATCAACTCCGCTTTGAAGTAATCGTATCTCGGATCCTTCTTGGCGTAAGAGATATAAACTCGATAGTCGATCACCATTGGCCAGGTCTGTACGTACTCTTTTGGCTGTCCACGTTCTGCTATGTTCTTTCTCTTGGCTATTAGTTTGATCTGTCGCCGGTATGGACTAAGGCCATAAGTCTGACATGTGCGGATAAAGAGAAAGGCCACGCTCTCCGGACAGCCAGGATAAAACCAATCCATGATCTGAGCGATCGTCGGCAATGGTGCTCCGCCTACTATCGGACTCTCTGGATCCAGGTGATCCAGGGCTGTCTCCAGCTTTTGTCTAAGTGGTTCTATATGGTCCATCATAAGTCTGCGGACCAATGCCTCCCGGACTTCTCCTGGTAGCTTTTTCTGAATGAAGTCTATAACCTCCGCGGGACTCATTCCACCTGATCTTTTGGCCGCCGGTGCTGCTCTCGGTTCTTCTTTGGCTGTCTTCATAACTTTTTTCCTTTTTTCCTTGACAGGCTCCAGAGCCCATCTATATTGGCTTTTGTGCTGTTTCTTCCCTTCGGCGGGATCCTTAACTTCGGCTTGGATCCCGCTTCCCTTCTTTGGATCCGCCTCCTCCTACTTCTTCTTTCCGTTGACCACCTTGACAGAAAAGCCGCTGAAGTCGTTTGTCCCGATTGCCAACTCGACAGCCGCAAAAGCCTTTTTGAGTTTGGGATTTCCCTTCGCCCTACTCTTCAGCTTAAGAGCCACCTGTGCCGGATCGGGATCTACGGAGACAAGATCCAGTTTGACTCTGAACTCCGACAATAAGCATCACCACCTTTCCGGATTATATACAAACAAGAAGGACGGTCCTCCGAGCAGACCCGCGTCCGGAGGCTGGGGACCTCCGGTTTAAGAGAACCATCCTAATCATTTGTCTGTTTCTCCCCTCCCTACTAACTCGGCTTTTCTTCACAGGCGAACCGGACGATCCGATGTCCGATCCGGTGGATCTCCCCGCTGTGAATTTCACAGGGACAGACCTTTTCCCCTTCACCGTTCGCCTTACATCTTTTGCAGGGATCCAAATCTAATCCGTTTCCGGTTTCATCTTTGAGGACTTCCATTGGGTCCGCTCCTTTTGAGTCCGCCGGATTCTATGATAATACAGGTTTCTATACTTGTCAAGAGAAAAATTGCTTTTTTTTAGTAGGTCCCGCCAGCCCGGATCTCCTCTCCGACTTCTCGCCATTCCCTGACGTGAAAGTGTGGGACCTCATACTCCGGATCCCTACGCACCTGGGACAATCCGACCGGCAAAGAGTGTGTCGATCCCCTTTCTCATGCTCTCCGAAGTCCTGGCCGGCTCCGATGTTAATTTGTAACCATCCCCAAGCCGTTCCTTTTCCGTGGGTCACCCTGGCATTTATGCCGGCTTTCTGAAGAGCTTCCTTGACGGCTTTGGTTTCTTGCCCTCTTGTCTCAAACCTTGTACCCATTGTTCCTCCCTGTTAAGGTTATCGGTTAGTCTTTGATTTCTCCGATCTCTGGATCGTATATTATCTTTTCCCATGTCCGGATCATTCCCGGCTCCTCTTCGATCCAGTAACCCCAATCGTCAGAGTGTGGACCTGATTCCCCGGGTGCTTTTGAAAAGATAACGAAGCTTCCACTATGTCGCTTTGCCAACTCCAGGGCCTTCTTTTTGTCACGCTCAAAAATAGGTTTCATATCTCCTCCCTGTGTTTGCCCATCGACGCCGGATCTCTCCGGCGTTTCGTCCCTACGGACTTTTCAAGGTGGGATTGGATCTCTAAGCTGTGACCAGTTCCTTTTCCTCGATCGGGGTCACTCCATACTTGTCTCTGGGATCGTATGGAGCTCCAGGTCTGAACACTCCACAAGGATGCTGCCAGGCTTTCCGCTTTCGGCTGTACCGGAATCCGAGATCCTTTATCTGATTCAGGATCTCATCCTCCGGCTTATCCGGAAAGTTAATCCACACCCAGGCTCCGACGATGTAGGCGTGTTCTTTCGCTTCCGCGGGTAACCGGTCGATCACGTCCGCCGTCGAAAGACGGCGATTGGCGATCCACTCTTCTTTTGTGATCCGGAAGGTCATGGGTCTGCTCCTTTCGGTTAAGGGTCTGCTCTTTACTGTTCCTATAATATGATACGTAGCTATACATGTATTCGTTTGACTTAATCCTATGCAAGACAGCGGATTTCCGGAATATGGTCCTTTGGGGATCTCCTGGGGATCCTCTTTACCTGTATCCGCCGAGCAGCTCCTCCGATACAGGTATGAACGTCGCCGGCAGGATCCTCTCTGGGAGATCTCCTGCAGGAGACTTACCTGTATCGGCATCGATCTCTCACATGTATAGCTTTTGGGATCCGGATTCCGCCCAATACCTGTTTTGAACCCGGGTCCCTTACATGTTTGCTTTCCGGAGGGATCCGCCGCGGAGGCTTACAGGTATGCCGAGGGCCCAGCGGATACAAGTCTCCTTCCCGGACGGATTCCGCAGCGGAGAACCGGAATTTACAAATCCGCGAATTCGTAAATTGTGGATCCCCCCGCTGCGGAGCTTACCGGTAAACTCCTCCTGGAGGATCCGGGTCCTTTCGACGTGGCCACGTTTACAGGTATTGCCCCGCTGAGAGATCCCGCAGCGGACTCTTACAGGTATTCGTCCTGCAGTAAGCTCCACTCTCTTACAGGTAAGACTTGGCTGCCGGCAGATACTTGTATTCGATATCCCTATGGTGAACCGGGTCCGGAAACGCGATCGATCTTTAACATGTATAGCAGGTGGCCAGGTCAAATACAAGTATAGCCCACCTGGTGGATCCTACATGCAATAGATCGGAAACGGGTATAGGTGACGTCGGCCAGTACATGTATAGAAATGAGCTCAATCCTGGGGATCCTCCTGATCAAAAAAAACTTCGGCGCGCGCGAAATTTTTCCTCTCCCCGCTCCAATTCTGGCACACTCTCTGCTTCTTAAAATCAAAAGATAAAAAACCAATAATAACAATAACCTCTGTGGAAATGTTGAGCACTTCCCTAACCCCTTATCCCGCAACCTCTGAAGTTGTCCATAGGTGTTGAAAACATGTGGACAACCCTGTTAAAGCTTTGTGGAGAACCTTTTAGGGATCCCTTCGAAGACCGGAATCCGGAGCCTCTGAGACAAATTGCCCCCTGGGCGCCGCTATACTGGTAAACCGAAGCGATTAGAGCCTCGTAGAGCGACTTTCAGGGATAGGCTGGATATATGAGTAGGTGGAGGTTTGCGCAGCGTGGAGCCCCTGGAGAATGAGAGCCAGCTATGCTGAGGACTCCAGGTACTGATCCGCTGGGATCCCGCTTTTAGGGATAGGATCCCAGCGAATCATATTGGCAACTCTTCAAAGCTGGGACCGTAAAGGTGTCTGCATCTACTCCGGTAAAGAACGGACCCCAACTGGCGGGATAGCGGAGATTGAAAATATAGCCCGTGGCTCCTGGGACCAAAAATTCATTGGGAATAAGCGGCAGCGTCCACTCTCCATTTGAGTTGGTTGTGTCCTTTACGGTGAATGGGGAAATGATCCGCCCCTCGTAGTAGATTATCGAATCTCCGGGTACGTAGATCCTGGCCGATACTTCTACTCCGGCGAAGGTGGTCAAAGTTGGATGGTACACCGATGAAAAGACATAGCACTGGACCGAATCATCCACCATATAGAAAGTGAATGTAGTATCCGTCCGGAGATCCAGGCTGTCCGGATTATCGAAAGCAAAACCCGGTTTGTCTAACCAGATCTTATGCTGCAATCCCGTTCCGAGACTATCTGTGTAGAAAGTCACCAGCCCATCCGCATTGGTCCATCCATTCAGAAGCGGAGCCTGATTCGAATTCCGAAGGAATACGTGAACCAGGTTAATCCCGGCTTCCGCTATTGTGTCCCTCACCGATATGGTGCAAGCGAAAGCTCCTGCACCACATCCTCCACCACCACCGACACCGCAACAGTCGTCAGCCAAATACTGCTGTCCAGCAAATAGAGTCGTGGCCATGTCTTTTGGATCCGTCGCGGTTCCGATTCTCGCAAGCATCGTATAATCCAGGGTATCCCGAAATTCTATCTCCCGGCTTTGTCCGGACGTGTCACCTGAGTAACTGGCATAATCTTCTCTCAGATAGACTCCTGGCTGGATCGACATCGAATCAAAGGCGATGGATCCTCTGTACCGTCCCGGCTCTATACTGATAAGAAAAACCGTGTCTCCGACGGTAACTCCATTCCGGCTGAGTAGAGTATAAGCACTATCCCAATCGGTCAACTGCCAATTAAGATGTGTCTCCACCAGGATCCACATTGTGTCCTTCGCCGTATACTCCACTTGCCCCTGGATCGTCCCGGCCAGGCAGAGTATCAATAGACACGAGAGAACAGTTTTGGAGACCATTGGATTCCTCCTCGTTTCAAAGATTAGTAGGTCCGGTCTCCCCATACTTTGATTCTTCCCTTGACATCGCAAGTATCGGCAGGATCCACCATGACCTCTACCTTTGCCAAGAGACGAGCTCCCGTCCCGATTGGTCCAATGCTTCCGCCGGCTACCGATAGCTGCGAAGGCAATCCCGCGCTCGCACTGGCCGTCGCACTCCCGGTATACTTCACCGTATCCTCATCCGGATAACCTCCGCCTGTTGTCATCCCGTAAAAGATCAGCTTCGCATAAGCATCCGTTGTGGATGCCGTAGAGGTTCGGATCACATCCAGCGTAATTGAATCGCAGTCACCCACAAATCCCATTGGACGATCACCATCAAATTCTAACGTGCACAACTGCGCGTCCTCTTCCGATGTGTTAATCACCCGGACCAGATTCGAATGAGTCACCGCCCCATACTTACCGGATACGGGCCAGATGATTTCCACAGAATCCTCAATCCCTCCGGCGTTGGCGTTGTAATGGAGGACGGAGAAATCCTGGACCGTTAGCAGACTTTTCATCACCGCGCTGTCTATCTCCACATGGATTGTATCCGCGTTGGTCCCGGTGATCTGCGTAATGTTTATCCCGTAACCTTCTTTGAAAACGAGAGTGTCCAGGGTGTTTGTCTGATCCGCTTCATGCCAACCGGGCCACACCGCACCGCCGGCAGATTGAAAGGCGATCGTAGCCGAATCCCCGGCGTGGTCCGTCACCGTTATGGTCATGTTCGTACTTTCCTGAAAGCGGATCGGAGTCCCGTATCGATAGGTCCCCTCTGTATCTTCCTTCCACTGAAACCGCGGCTTGTCGATGCTGTCCTGAACCGCGGAGGTCAGTTTTGCCCAAGCCACCTGTGCGTCCTGGATCTCGGCCGTCTGGATTGCGTCGGTTCCCAGAGTCACCGTCGCCCCGGTAAAGTCCACCGTCGCGGCGTTAATGGTCAATCCGTTTGTCCCGGTGATTAAGGCTGAAAAGGTTTTTGCTCCGGAGATCGTCTGGGCCGAGTGGATGGTTACCACGCTATCGCTCCAATCGATCAAAGACCACTTTACCGTATCCCCGTCGAAGTACATTCCATATCCGAGTTGGACGTGCACTGAATCCTTTCCGTCTCCAGTTCCCCTGGTAACCAAACCCTCTCCGGAAATGAAGTCCGGTCCAAAAGTCCGATTGAAAGCGTAAGCCACCACGCTCAAAATCAGTACAATACAGAAGGACAGCATGACTACATTCCGGATCTGTTCTTTAAGGCTGCTTCCATGCATCTTTATTCAACCTCCTATAAAGTTGGTTATGGGTTCCGTTTTGATAGCTCCGCCAGTAAGCTCCGTTATCGTACAGTCTGGCAAACTCTGGGACCGTTACCTCCTCCTGTTTTTGAAACCTCCAATTTTTAGAAAAGTCGCTCTTAAATCTCCAGCTACCCTTGACTCGCATAGGATAAGCGTCCGCTGATAGTAAAGCCAAAAGTAGGCCGGCGATTATCAGAGCCGGCAGAAATGTCTTGATTCTAAAAGCTGTTATTTTCATTGGTCACCGTATCGATCACGCTCTCCGTATTCTCGTGGTGAAACTTCAAAGTTCCATTGTGGATGTGGGCTCCGGTTTCGGTCACCCTCCAATACTGAACACTGTCCTTATTCGCGGATCCATCCGGAGGGAAATGAATTTGAAAATCATTATCTCCGGCTCCGGTCCAGTCTCTTACTTCTCTGATCTCCTCCCCTGTTGCCTGAAGGTGTTTATCCCAGGACATTAAGGAAAAGTATTCATCCAGGGTCATGACTCGGAGAGAATCCAGTCCTTGAAAGTAGGCCAAGCTGTCACAGATCAGATCCAGGGAATCCGCCCACCATTGCACGTCTCCCGCCGGTGTCTCCGCGGGATGTCTAATAATGTGCAACAACACGGTGACCACTGTGCCGGCTTTCATTGCTTTGCGGATCCGTCTCATGATGTCCACCACGTTAGTATCCGCCCGGACCACATAGAGGCATTTCCACCAGTATTGTTCCTCTCCGTTCCAGCGGTAATGTGGCTGATACTTATCGTTCAGGGTGACCCGGTTTATCCGGTGGACATGTCTGACTTTTGCCTCCACGTCGTGATCCACTGCTCCATAAGGTGCCGAAAAGTATTGATAGTCGGGCACGTAATCTCTATCCTGGAGCCAGGTAATTGCTCCGTCTACATAACTATGTAAGTTGCTTCGACTCTCACCGACCAAGCTTCCTGTCTGGGTAGTGTGGCTTCCAATCTCCCAATGATAGGCTGTATCCAGATTCCGTAACTGTGAGGTGTCGATCCACCCCCCCGCTCCAACCTGTCCTGTGATAACGAAACAATTTGCCCGGAATCCATGCGCGGCCAGGATGTCCGCGGCTACTGTATCCCATGTCGGAGATCCATCGTCGAAATGAAAGAACACCGCTCCCTTTGCCTTATAGTTCAATGCAAAGTTGTCAAAGGTTACGCTACAGGTGTTAGTCGATTGGGTGTCATAGATCATACGGATCCAGAGAATATCATCGATCCAGTCCGGACTATTTGTCAACTCGGAATCGTCGTCCCGGAGGAGAACAAAACTGTTCCATCCTGGATTTATGCTGGAGTGATCGATCGAATACTCAAAATACTTTGGAGTCCCGGATGTGTCGGTGTACATCCGGAATTTGATATGTTCCGTCTCCTCGCTCTTTGAGATCTCCGCCACCTTTGTATGACCGTACTCGTCCCACCTGGCAGAAGGAATAAGAGACGCCAATGGTAATCCGGATCCGCTCTTAGTTGCTCCTGCCATAGTGTCGGCCACGTAAGCGTCGAAGATAAAATTCCGGGCATGGGCCAAATTTATCTTCACTCTCTTTGTTATGGAGGCTTCATTCCCGCCGACCGAAACGAGATTGATTCCGCTGTTCCCTTCGGTATAGTGATCCTCGTCGCTGTGCTTCCTGGCGTTCGTCCCTGCTACCTCCCATTCCTGCGCGTTCTCGAAACCCTCAAAGACCGTTCCCCAGGATTGCACGAGTTTTCCGGACTGTAAATTATCTGTCTTGGCTTTAACGTCGTGGATCTCTGCTGCGTCCGTCTCGGGCCGAACTTCATATCCTCCGGATATGGAGAATCGTTTTCCCCATCGACCTTTGAATTCGATTTTTATATCATACTTACCGTATCCCGCGTCGATGTGAAAAGCATACATTGAAACCTCAAAGCAGCCACCGCCCAGATTATATGAACTGGTCGAATCCCCGTAAACGCTATCTATCACCGTTCCCTGATAACGTCGCTGGACGTAGAAGCTATCTGGATTTCCCCAATAGCCTAAACTGTCCCAGGTACAAAAATCGATAATGGCCGTTCCCTCCGCCCCGGTCCCGTCGGTATAGGATCCCCACCACTTACCGCCCGTAGACTGACTCTCTCCAGGCGATACCAGAAGGGCGAAACCAATCATCAGTCCAAGGATTCGGACCCTCGTAAGGTTTGAATACATAGGGCTCTCCTTCATTGTCAAAGTTAGAAACTTGCATACATCCGATCCGTCGTCTTATGGGTGCACCCTCTCCCGCTTCTTCTTCTGTGTAACTGTACCAGGCTTGCATGATGTATCGGTTATCGTTATAGCTCCATCCAGTCGTAGGATATGAGCTCGGCCAATCGTCAGTAAAATCCAAACTCCGCCAGCGGTGGGATCTCGCCGGCTGGAGATTTGCGTAAGCGATCGCGTTCCCCGTGTTCTCCAAAACCCAGCCCAGCCAGTAGGTCGCACTGGCCGTCAAATCCTCCGCGGAGGTTGTCCAATCCATCCAGTGATCGTTACCGCTCTCCACCGCCTTTCCGGTATTGTCTCCCCAAACGACCTCGTATGGGTATCTCTCGACTCCGGTTCCTTGACTTGTATAGATGGCCACGCGCACGTCTCCGGAAACGCTCGTATCGTCGATCAGCAATCTGATCGAATCCAACGTCGCCCCCGTCTCGGACCCCATGTCGTGTCGCATAAAATTCGCCAGGTCAAAAGCATCCGGCCAGTTCCCGCATTTGTCTTCCAGATCATGGCCGAAATGATTTGTTAAAGCCCAGACCATAACCACCAGGGCAATGATCCAAACCACCGTAGGTATGGCGATCTCTAAAACTTTTCTCCTGTTCATCTTCCCTCCCAAAGAATCTGTTTTACGTATCCCCTGAACCAATCCATATCAAAATTGGGACAGGTCTTTTTTGTTGGCTTGCCCTTGAGGATCCAGTATTCCCGATGGCCAAGAATCATCTGGGGATTGATCCCCTGTCCATGGACCAGATCTCTACAGAGCTTCGCCAGAGTTTGAAACTGTCTGAGAGTGAACCGCTGATTTCCGATAAGACAGATCCCGATGGAGGTCCGGTTATCCCATCTAACCTGGATCCCTTCCGTTCCGAGCGGAAGTCCAATCCAGAGTTTTCCGTCGCTGCTCTTTTGATAATTCTGGGTCCTCCAGGATTCGTAAGTAGGAAAGCCGTTCCCTATAACGAAGTGATAGCCGATATGGCTCCAGCCGTTGCCTTTCGGCTTAGGATCCGTATGGAGTCTCCGGATGTAATCCAGGTCTCCTCTCGGTCCTGCAGAACAATGAATGTAGATCTTATCGAGTGCTCTCAATCGATCCCCCTCTCGAGCACTTTACAAGTTTAAGCCGGCTGCCAGGTCTTACAAGTATCCGACCTGGCCATATCCTTTACAAGTATGTGGATCCGGAGCCCCCCTCCAGAAGCTCCGTATCCTGCCGGCCACGGGTTAGGGCGGAGATTACCCCGACCCGGTGGGACCAGGTGACCAGGTGGTCGTATGTTCTCTTCTTGCCTTCGCTGCTCGCATGGCCCGGCTTGCCATTTCGTGTTTCCTCTTAACCTTTGCTCCTGCGGGTCCCTCCGGTATCCGTTTAGGGATCCCCAAAAGCTCCATCAGCTTGTCTACGCCGTCGTTTAGATAATCGTCCCACTTCTCGTTTGGATGCTGATCTACGAGATCGTCCGTCACTTCATCGGCGAGTTGGCAAACAAGCTCGGCATACTTTCTCTTCTGATCCGTATTCAGCCAGGGAATGAGATACTGCTTAACCACCCACCCCATGACCAAAAGAATGAGAGCGACAATCGGCTGCTCGTAAGCTCCGACAACGAATTTCTCAAAGATCCAGGTGAAGATCGTTCCAAAGATGTCCGCGGCATAGATCTCCCCGAAAGCCAATCCCAGGATGCTCATTCTTGCCTCCTTCACTCGAGCGGGTTACATGTTTTAGCCGGCAGCCAATCGATACAGGTAATCCAGGTCCCGCCTTACCTGTAATCCCCGGATCCTCTCCATACATGTAAGATACCGCCGGCTCGGAATGTCTGTAAAGTGATACGGAGCTTTACAGGTATTCCTTTATCGGTATCCTACTTTCCTATCATGGGCCCAAAAGTCGAAATCCAAACCAGAGGACGGCTACGATGTCGTTCTCCACCGCCTTTGCCTGTGCCTCGACCGTCGCGTCGATAGTCTCTCCAAAGGGGATCAAAACCCCCAGCCCAAGGCTCCACCCATAAACGACGCTGACTGTATCTGATTCCGCTATGGGATGGGCCAGGGCTCCTCCCATGACTCCGTAAAGCTGAAACTGCCGGCCAGTTGGGTCACGGGTGTGTAGAATAAGCTCTCCCGGATAGTTGTTCGCGGCAAAGCCTTCACCTTCGACCCTTTCAAATGAGCCCCGGAGCCAGATCTTGCTGTAGATCTGTCGGGCTCCGCGGACTGCCCATGTAACGGACGGACGTTTCCCTTCTCTTAAAGTGTTGTAAGAGGAAAAGAATCCACCTTGATAAAAGGTACACCATTTCTCCGAGCCCCTTCCGCCAGCCAGCTTGCTCTCGAGCACGGCTATGCTGTCCTGGAGGGATCGAATAAATACATCCGTCGCGTTGAAAGTCCAGGCCGGACTCAGTGGTGGGATAACGTCCACGCTATCCCCATACGCCAGGATCGGTACTGCCAACAAAAGCACCAGAAACAATCCTATGGACCGTTTCATGCTTCCTCCCACTTAAAGGTTATGAACCTCTGGGTCCAGGATTTCCTATCCTTTGCATTCTCATTTCCTCCTGGATCCCTTCTAATAGTGTGTTGGTCTTAACGCTGGCTTTGACCAACTCTTGTAAACATGTATTCGTCTGCTCCTGTTTTCCTCCCATTCCATCGAAGCTTGTTTTTTGGACCGCCTGTTCTTGTTTGATCTCCACCGCCAGAGTTTTAATCTCTTTCAACATCCCGTTGGGGTTCCCGTTTCTTTTTGCCTTCAGCCAATCCCAAAGTATCTTACCTATCAGAATTCCCAGAACCGGAGCGTCCAAGTAATCAGTGATCGGGACCCCTTCCATGTTTCCATCCTCCTCTTAAACGTGACCGAGATCCAGGCACTCGATAGCCCTGAGATCTATTTGATTGCCGTTCTTTTCCACATCCAAAACTTGAAAATCCATATTTGCCTCCAGCCACCTTTGGCCCGGATGGTTCGTCCTGATTGTATCTCCAGGATTCAGGACCCCGGCTGCCAGAGAGCTTGCGAATTCAACTATGGTCGCTGGCTTCCACCAGCAGCGTAAGATCTCCGAGAAGTGGAGATCTGCGGTCACCGCTCCCCTTACCCATTCCAGTTGCGGCCAGGGATATTCCGACTTCACATTGCCCAGTTTTTCATAAGACGAATTGCAAAATGTGTTACCAAGTCCTCCCTCTAATTCTCCATTGGGGGTCCTCTGGAGTCTCTTCCCAAATTCCCCTTTGGCATAGTTCCACCGGTACTCCAGATCAAACCAATTGTAAGCTACGTCGCTAAGATAGAATCTGAAATCCTTCATCAGTAAAGGATTCCTGCTTGCATTTGAGAATACGAGATCCGGCGTCGCCGCCGCCCTCATCCATCTAAAGAGTTTGAACTTGTTATCTTCCCCCCTGAACATCTTTAGGTTTGCCTCTCGGAGACAGCTTTGCAGGAGCTCCTTGACTGTTCTCGGTTCATCTAAGAATCTGCCGAAGCTCCAGGACGATCCCATGTCGGTATAAACCGAATTGAAGTTGACGAGATCTATCTCCGACTCCGGGACCTCCGCCAGTTTGTTCAACAGATAATAAATGATCGTCACGGGATGGTCATAGGCCCAGGCCGGATATGAACCCGGAGGATCGTCCGCTCCCTGGACCAAAGCATAGATCTCATTAAGCTTGATATGCTCATCCTTCCGGACAACCTCTCTTTTGTAGCCCCTTCCAAACATGAGGTCGAAATTGTTCCGCGGGATCCTGACTCTCGTTGTCTCGTAGCTGATTCCCATATCGTCCCAGAATTCAATCTTAAAGTGGACTCCATCTATCTCTGCATGAGTCGTATCTCCCCCGATCCTAAAGAGAACCGAAAGCACATCCAGATCCGGATTGTTGCTTTGAATGATTATGCCAGTTTCGTTGTATCCCGTCGCGCTATAGTTTGCCACGTACCCATGTGAGATTACTTGCACTCCCCAGGTTCCGTTTACATTTCTCAAATTGAATCCGAGTCTGACTATATAATAATATCCTGGATCCCAGGATGGTTTGTACGTCCCGATGCTTTTTAGATGGTCCGTCTGAAGATTCAGGTAATTAGTTACACTCCCAAAAATCGCGTAAGTATCCCTGTCCAAATCTATTGCTTTGACGGGATCCGTACAGGTTGTGGATGCTGTGATAATCTTCTCCGGAATTACTCGCATAATCCGGCACTCCCCCAGACCTACGCCGTCCGGTACATTTATATCGATATAATACTCATTGTTCCCCGGACTGTGGGTCACGGAGAAATATCCGAACTCCGCAAGCTGCCTCATGGCTGGGAAGTATTGAAAAATCCAATTCGGATTTACTGCTTTACCGTCTACGTTCTGATGTCGATATGCCAGATATTTGAAGTTGTCTCCGTCGATGCAGAAAGCCGGACATGCGTTCCCGATCCTCTGCATGAGATAAGCTCGATCGTTCCCGCTCTCGTAGAGATCCCCCAGGACCATAGGCCACCTTACGTCCTTACTATCATTGGGAAGTTCCGGATAATCAGTCTGATTAAGTTGTCGCTCGGGCTTCTCCTTAATCAGCTTGCCCTCATCGGTGCTACAGGCAATTATAACCTGCCCCTCTGTGACTTCCTCCACGGAGTCAATAAAGAACTGTCCCATGTCCAACTTATCGGACGAGCTCAGTAAGGATTTGATCCATAAATAGACCTCGACCAATTGTCCCTTTTGCCAATGTCCTTTTAATAGCTGCTCCACTCCCCAGCTTCCGCGCAAAAGGGTAATCCGACAACTATTAGCTGGGGACAGATTTGACTCTTCGTCTACATTCATCCGGATAAAGTCCACCCTTTTTAGAAATGGCTCAAAGGTATCCGATCCAACCTTAACATGCTCTTCGCATACATGATAATGATCCGCTGGATTGGCTGGGAATCCAGGCCAGAAAGTAACCAGGTGAAGGGCCTTCTCTCCAGCTTGGCGATAGTATACCCGATCCCAAAAAGACGGAGTGTATGTTTTCATCCCATCACCTTTTCGATCAGAGTCATTTGGGCTTCCCACCAGTCCGGCGCGCGCGGAATAAAATTGATCTCATGGTCCATAAACTGAACCGGATACCCAAGCATAAAAGTATCTCCGGTCCCGACGGCATAATCAAACGGAGGATCCACCACCACTTGATTTGCGCTTTGATAAGAATGTAGGATCTTCCTCCATAACCCTTGAGCAAGGCCGTTCTTGATAACTGCCCAATATCCCCGCCAGGTCTGGTCGTCCTGGATCAAAGATGTATTCTGTAAGATAGTCGTGCTACTGGATCCCTGTTGGGTCATATCCCCTATCAGTGGCTGGCCATGTGGCTGTAAGGTGAACCAATTTGATCGACCGGAGATCCAGTTATAGAAATCCCTCTCGATATTCTTTTTGACCGCGGAGGTAATGAGAGGGATTCGGAGCCGGAAGATTTTTCTAAATGTGCCCCTCTCATACTGGACGGAGTATCCGGAGTCTCCTTCGATCACTTCCGCATTATCTCTTACCCTCTCCGGAGTGGGTGCTGGAGACAGGTACAGCGTAGTAAAGGATTTGCTGGATGTGAGACTTCCGTCACCTTTTAGGATTACTGTCATATTAACCCGTTAAGAGTTTGGTTTCTCGCCTACTTGCCATTCTCTCGATATAGGGAGCTATGCGCTCCCTGGTGAGCTCGTTCCAATCCAGGGTAACCACAAAGATATTTTGAGTAGTGGATCCGCCGGTGACCGTTTTCATGTTTGTGATATTTTCCTGTGCCGGTATAACTCCCTCTCCCTGGTGCATATAATACCAACCTGTCCGCGGCACGTATGGCGTTCCTTGCTGAAGCTGTAAACCGGTAGCCCTTTGAAAGAATCCTGCAGCCCCAACCTCCGGAAAAATCATACCCATAATCAGAGAAGTAAGCCCGGATTGGAGTAGACTCATTATCATGTTCTCGAGCATTTGTTGCCAGCGGTCCTCTACTCCGCTAAAGGCCGAAATGAAAACTCCGCTCATCTGTGACACGTAGCCGGCCAGAGCATTTTGGTGTCTCATAAGAGCCCTCTCCGCCTGTCTGGCCAATTGGTCCTGTTCCCGCTGATATTCTCTCATAGCTTTCTTGCGTTCCTTCTCCGCCGCCTTTCTGAGTGCTTCCTCTTCCTTCACCAACTCCGCGGCCTTCGCATAGCCCCAGGCCATTTGTGCAATTTCCGGATGAAGCTTGAAATCCCGCACCCTGATCTTAAGCTCTACGTCCTGGATCTCCTTCAGTAGACGCACATAATCGTCCGCCCATCTATCGGCCTCTCCCAATTGCTTTCTTAAGAAATCCCGGTATGCCTCCAGCCGGTTTTTGTCGTGATCCGCTTCCCACTTAAGCCGGTTACCCAACCTCTCCCTCACAGACTGTTCTTCGCTTAGACCCAACTCCTCATAAGCCTCTCTCAGCTTCCTTACCTTGTTCTCCTGTTCCGCCGTCTGTCTTATAACTTCATCGTCCGCCTTGCTGATGGTCATTCCCGCGTTAATCGCCTCCAGAAATGCCGCGCTCTTGGCCTTCGCTAATTCCTTCTCGGCTGCTTGCAACTCCTGGACCGCCAGAGTCCGCGCCCTCTCGTTCCCTGCTTTGGCCAGGCTCGTAAGAGCGGAAATCTGACGCTCGATCGAGTCCGTAGCTTCGTCCGCTGCCTTTCGCTTCAGGAGAAAAGCCGTTACCAACCCCCCAATGGCGATCGCTGCCAATCCCGCCGGTCCGAGGAAAGAAGATAGTGCGGTTCCTGCTCCCATGATTCCGGTACGGACCAAATTAGAGGATCCATGTAACCCGGTCATTCCAGCAGTCAGACCAGCTATATCCGTAGTCATAAGCGCAAAGGGTGACGCTCGCAGGGTAAGCCTTCCCCAAGTCGTAAGCATTTTGTCAGATGCTTTAGTGGATTGGGCTATGCTCTGACTTACCCTTGCATTGGATCGCGTCGCTTGGTCCTGAAGAGCTCGCATATACTCGGCTGCCTTGGCAGCGGGTACAGCCATTGAGGAAGGATCCAGCCCGATCCGAATCATAACCTCTCGGTGTCGGGATTCTGAGATTCTTGGTCGTGCCATTATTTTTTATCCTTCGCCAAGCGTTCGTTTCTTTGCTGTCTCTGGATCTCGCTTCTTATGATGTCGAATTGAAGTAAGAGTTTATGTGGCTGATCCAGGACTCCTCCTGCCAGCGGCAAATTTCCCTTCTGGATGTGCGGATATAAAGAGAGCGCGTGTCGGTTACCTGGTAAGATCTTCGGCAGATACTTGTATTCGCATTTCCCATATCTGGCACAGTCCATACAGAAGAATTTTACCCATACACAGTCTTCACAATTGAACCCCGGACACCCATCCTCCGGTAACTGCGGTCCCGCTCTCTCTGCTTCCTCCGACAAGGGCTGACAGGCAGCCACCCCATCTATGAATCCGAGGATGACTGCCCGCCTGAGTTTTTTTCCTGTTCCGGAGGCACAAAATTAAACTGCATCACCTGATCTACCAGGTGATTGTAAATCCCAACCTGGTAATCGTTATCGACCTTCTTCCGGCTGCATAAGAGATCCAGATTTTTCTCCGTTACCTCCAGGGTCTTTCCCGTCGCGTCTTTGAAAGTCCACTCCACAATCGAAGCTAAAACCATTCCTTCGACCGGCTTCTCCTGAAGGTCCAGGATTTTCCTTCTGGTGAGTTGTCGGATAGTGACGCTGCCGATCTCCTTCTCCTCTGGATCCACAAACTTCAGAGTTTTGGTAAGAAGGGTTTCCTCCTCCAGGCAGCTTTTGAAAGCTACTTTGATCGTCTCCATTGGTCCCTGTTTCTCCTCTCGGTTACATGTTATAGAGGACGTCGCCTATACCTGTAATGTACTCGGGTCCTCTAAAGACTTCCTAAGCTCCCTGTGTCACCGGCTCGGCTTCTTCATCAGTCAGCACAATTGAGGTCTGAGATCCAGTTGCCCCCTTATATCCGATAGCCTCAATCTCTTCCTCAACCAATCCCTGTCCTCTCGGAGTCCGTTTGTATTTGGTTAAGAATGTATAAGGTGAGCTCACGCTCAGATTGGCGACCCCTGCCACCAGTAGATTTGCCCCTCCTCCGGCTCCAGTATGATTCTCGTAGGCAGCCTCCAGGTCGTCCGCGTTGCTCTCGTCCATAATTCTTTTAGCCGTTATGGTGAACCGGAAAGCTTCCTCGGACGCAGCCCTCTCCAAACGAAACCTTTCATCCGATCCCACTACGTAGGACTCGTCCACGTCCGCCGCCAGTTCATTCTCTATCCTGATTGTAAATATGTTCCATCCATAGGCATTGTGAAGGTGCGGGGAATTAGCGGCGTACTCCTGAGCACTCCAGAAATAGTTTCCTGCCGGCACGAGGATCGTCGGAGCCGCTGCCAGATTCTCATACGAAAAACTTCCGCCTATTAGCTCCATGCTGAACCGCGGGAAATCGTTTGGTTTGAAAACAAACTCCGCCGCCCTCACCCTTCCTCCCCTCAAATGCCACTGTCCTTTTGTCGGGGATGCTTGCCGGAAGGGTGTCCTCACAAGACACTTCAGAGATACTGGAGTTTGAAGGCTCGGAGCAAAAATGTGATCGTATGGTCCGTCTCCAGTAGTGGTCACCTTGCCCATGAGCGAAAGAAGCGGAAACCCCATCCCTTCCTTTGGGATTTTGCCGCCCACGTTCAAGGTCCACCCCCTCACTCCCTGGCCGAAGTCGTATACATGAGCCTCTGGATTCGGATCTGAATGTTTAACCTTTAGGTGCTCGATGTTCGGTTCAAAGTCCGGAGGCGGGACCGCCAATCCGAGTAATGTAGGAGATCCCCAAGCCTCATTATATGCAGTCTCCGGAGCACACGCAAAAAGGATCTCTCTTCCTACGGCTACGTCTCCCATAATTGCTTACCTCCTCATAATTGTTATCAGCCCACAGGATCCTATATACATGTAAGGATCCGATCGGTTATTCTTTGCCAGTGCCGCCGCACTCAAAGGTCACGTTGGGCGTTGTTCCACCCAGAACCCAATCCCATCTGACGTATCCCATAAATCCAAATTGAGTATCGTTCGGGATTGCGAGTACACAATGGCCGGTCGCGCTTTTGGATCCGAAGCTGTAAAGCTCAACAAAATTTACGTTGTCCATACTGTGCATCAGCTTGGGCGTTATCGTGGGGCTCCCTCCGGCCATGTTAGTGACCCGGATAGAAAATACCGCCGAATTGTATCTTCTCATGTCAAGGGCTGGAGTTGATCCGTCCGCTGTTTTGCTCGTCTCCGCCTGAAACTCCAGAACTGCGTTGTTCTCGCTCATGGCTTTCCTCCTGCTTTTAAGGATCCGCTTTCAAGAAATCATAAAAGATATATATTCTGGCCTGAAAGACGATCAACTTATCCAGGGTAATGATCGCGTCGTAACCCTCAAACTCAATCCATTTACAGTTAGATCCCAGATCCAATCCGGAATACAAAAACCTTTTGAGATCTCCGTCCACCGTTCCGAATCTGGCCGATACATCCCTTGCGTCATGCACATATCCGAGGATCACCGGATACATGCCGACAAAAATTGAGTCCTGAACCTGTTCGTCCTCGTCTCTTGTTTCTCTCCCATCGTCCAACAAAAACAGAGACGGCATTTCTGAAGTGTGACACGCATCCCACGATTTGAATTTACGGTCAACCAGCGGATAGTCGTTCTGATACCCGTTGGCCTTAGAGATCGTTTTCATCTGCTCCAGGAGGTTGTTCAGAATCGTAAATCGGGTATTCATTCCCTACCTCTCCCACGCTTTCAAAATGGCCTCTTGGACCGAAGCGACCAACTCTCCTTGTGTCTCTGCTAAAGAGGTCCTGAGATAAGAACGCTCCGGAATGGTGACCGACCTCCTCAATGCGAACAACGGTCGTGGGCCGCCCTCCTGTTTTTCAAAGATTACACCTTTGGCGATGAAGGTATTTTCGTAATCGGCAGCCCAGCCGGTTACTCCTGGGAATGGCACGGTCAACGCTTGCTTTTGTCTGGGGAATATGGTCCCTCCGAATTCGTGGATCCTCCAGTATCGGACCATCGTCTCCAGAGCAGCAACCAGCTTTCTCCCTAAACTCTTTGCGACTACCGGTATCAGTCCGCTCCGCAAGGCTCCCGTCTGCACGTTTAAAACCTGTCCGGATAGTTTGTTCGTTACAATATGGGAATGGAGCTTAAAGACGTAGCCACTTAGGGTTTTGCTCAATTCCGGTATCGCTCTCTCCGGAAGGCTCCCCAGCATCCGAGCTATTATCTCTCCTCCCTCAACTGTGATATGGAGACGCATTAAACGGACTCCCGCTTTCTGTACCTTTGTAAGATCCCTTTGACCTCCGCCGTAAGAAGCGCATCCGAGAAACTGATACTCTGATCTCCCATAGATTCGCTCCTCACTCCCTGGCGGCTGCTGTCTATCTCTTTGAACTTCCTCGCGCAGATCTCCAGAAGGACAAATTTGATTTCCTCTGGGACCTCCTGGGTTCCGGCTTTATACGTGACCACCACGTTATGACTTCCGGATGTGAACACGGATCCATCCGTCAATTTTATGGAACCTTCATCAGAATACAATTCAAAGTTGGCAGCCAGGATCGCCGTCCCTTCGATCGTTAAACTGGTGATCGAATTAACATCCATTTCCGAAAGAAGGATCTCCCCAAGTCCGTTCCCATCCAGAGTCTCGGTCAACTCCTCCTCTTTGAAAAGTCTACCGCAGAACTTCTGAACGAAATCGGATCCCATAGTGATAAGTTTTCCCAGGAGCTCCTTATGTTGCGCTTCGTCCGCGGGGATCTGGAGGTATACTTTTAGCTCT